CTAGTGGCAATGTAGGGATAGGAACAGCTAGTCCAACAGAAAAGGCACAAGTTTCAGGAAATATCTTTTTAACAACTGATAGTGATAAATTATTATTCGGAACACTAAAAGATGTAGAACAATACTATAACGGAACTGATTTTAAAATTGACACAGGAGTTATTGCTCCGAGTGATTTAATACTAGATTGTGGAACTGAAAAGACATTAGAACTAGCTGAAGTTGTTTGGGATGATTTAAGGACACCTGCAAATAATGCTAAAGCAGTACCAGGAAAAGAAGCTAAAGACCAAGCATACAAAGGTGGGGTTGTCTTTAAGTTTGAAGATAATAAAGACCAAGCAGTAGCGTTTAATGTTCAATTACCTCATAAATATAAAGAGGGAGAAGACATTGAATTTCATTTACATTTAGTTTATCCAACAGCAACAGCAGGAAATACTAGATGGATATTTACTTATTCTTGGGCTAATATTGGAGATACTCACCCAGCAGAAACAACAGTAACAACAATCATTGCAAGTCCAAACGAAGCCGATAATCACCAACTTGCAGAAATAGCAGCCACAATAGACGGAACAGGAAAAACAGTTTCTAGTATGTTAATTTGTTCAGTAACGAGAGAAGCAACAGCCGAAACAGACACACTCGGGCAAGATGTTTATTTAACAGAACTAGATTTTCATTTTCCTATTGATACAATAGGAAGTAGACAAGAACTTATTAAATAACAAAAACTAAGGAGGAACAGATGGAGTTTAAGATTAAAGAAGAGACAGTAAATAAAGTATTACAGTATTTAGCATCAAAGCCTTTCATTGAAGTCAATAAAATAATTATTGAATTACATCAAATAACACCTATTAAAGAAGCAGCACCTAAAAAGAAAGATTAGCTCGTGATGAATGGAGACGCTAGAGAAATATTTGACAGAATAGTAGCACTTGAAACACAGATGATTGAACGGTGGAAAGCACACGAACTTCGCAGTAAAGACCTAATTAGGTTTATAGAGGAGAAATTTAAGGTACTGCCGTGTAAAGAAGTTAATGATAAGTTTAAGCTGGTGTGGACATTTATCACAATCATTATAGTAGCAGTAATAGGTGTATCAATTAAGAGTTTATGGGCAGGATAACTAAGGAGGATTTATGGCAGGTAGAAAAGGTGATTGTGGTGGAACACCTCGTAGAGGGAATAAAGGGGATAAGAAACCAGCTGGTAGAGGTAGAGGTAGAAGAACTTAAAACTAGGAGGATTTATGGAAAAGAAATGGTATCAGAGTAAAAGTGTATGGAGTGCAATAGCAATGGGCGTAGTTGGAATACTTACGGCTTTAGGAGTTGCAGTACCTGACTATGTAGTACAGATTTTAATCGCACTTGGCATCTACGGAGTTCGTGATGGGATTGGTACAGAAATCAAATGATAAGTTTCCTAAAAAAACAATCTGTGCAAATATCACTGGTTATATTAGTGCTGTCTGGGATTGGGTTTTTGGCTCACAAGGCGACAAACAAAGAGAACACTCAGCACATAATAGTGGAAGAGGGTGGAGTAGCAACCATAAACACATCAGTACAGCAAGACGAAAAGCTATGGTCAGTAGGTGGCTTAATCGCAAAAGACACATCAAGTAAAGGTATGATATTTGGTATGACTTTTACACGTAGATTTTAGGAGTAATTATGATACTAACATTTAGGGAAATACTAAGACGGGCTGGAGCAAGGCTAAGTAATACCAGCACATCTACTACAAACGATAACGACATTACTCCGAAATTGAAAGACTGGTGTAATGAGAGATACGAACGCATCTATGAATCATATGCTTGGAGGAACGCCTTAGAGGACACTACTGTTACCATAGTAGCCTCGCAAGTAGAATATGTGTTTGATAGAGATGTTGGCAAGGTTTGGGCGGTATATGACCAGACTAACGGAAGGCCTATACAGGAACAAGAGTTGTTAAGCCACCATAGATTTCGTGCACCATTTGAAAATCAGACTGGGAACATATATACTGCTGACCCTACTTCTTATTACCAGACTGGGCTGTTTACCATAAAGGCTGAGATAGGCGATACTGCTGAAAAGATAACTGTAGTGTCCAGTAATGTTGCAGACCTTACACCTAACGTGGTTCATATTAAAGGCTTGGTAAATAGTGTTGAGTTGTCTGAAGATATAGTTGTTACTGGGGCAACTGATGCTGAGAGCACAAACACCTATGATGCCAGCCAGAAATTAATGATTAATGTTGGTACTAGCGATGCAACCAGAAAGACATTGGCTGGTATTATAACTGTTACTGGTTCTACATCTGCGACAGTATTTGCTAAGATTGCACCCTCAGAATATGCACCACAGTACAAGTGGTTTAATGTGGCTCCTACGCCAAAGGCTAGTGGCACACAGCCAACTTGGCTAGTATGGTATAGTAAGAGAATACAGTATCTGGTAAGCGATAACGACATACCGATTATTGATATAGGCAATGCTTTGGTTCACGGGATTGTTGCCGATGGACTAAGGGAAGATGGACAGGACAGTAGTGTTGAAGAACAGCTATTTGCTGGAATTGTAAGCGAGAAGAAACTTGCCGATACTGGCCCGAATCTTATTGAGCAGTTTGTACCAAGAGATACAGATGCAACCCAGACTGGTGATTTCGGGAGAACCTGGGGAGGATATTAATGGCTAACTTATCTAATAGAATGCCTCTAAGGGTTCAATCATTTAATGGCGGTCAGTACAGTGCCAACGAATCATCTTTTATTCCACAGCACTCAGCTAAAGAATTAAGGAATATTGTTATTGACCAGATTGGTAATGCCACTCAGCGTGAAGGCCTGTATCATATGGGCGAAGTACCTGCTACATTGACATACCATGTACCTTTTAATGATAGTAGCTCTGCTGATGTTATTGGAGCACTTGACGGAACTGATACTGCTGTAACTTATGCTACTGGCAAGTTTGGCATGGGTGCAAGTTTCAACGGAACCACTTCAAATATTGTAGTTTCTGCTGATACTGCCATAGATGTGAATACCTTGGGCTCAATGACTATTTCTGCTTGGGTATATGCTGATACAGACGGAGAAGGTAATGTCGGAAGGATTGTTGATAAGTTTAGTGGAACTGACGTTGGTTATAGGTTGTGGTTATCTGGTAGTGATACTGTGCCTGTTATTAATTTCGAAGTAGGGTATGTGACTACTAATGCTATAGTGACAACAACTACTACGGTAACGGCTGGTGCTTGGACTAAGATAGATGCTGTTCTTGAGGCTGACCATAGTATAAACATTTATATAAACGGTGCAGTAGCTAGTTACGGCGTGGACACTACAGGTGTTGGTGGGGTTAATGACGACAGTGCTGTAGATATGATAATTGGTAATAACTCAACTAGTGCATATACATTTGATGGTATGCTTGATAATATTAAGATATTCAGTGAGCCAAGAAGTTCAGCTAATGTACAGCAGAGTAAGGTTTATGGATTACACAGGTTCTATGTTTCTGGAACTGTGGATTATATTTACAGGATTGTGGGCACGACTTTACAGAGATTAGATGGTGATTTAAAAGATTATACCGATATTGAAACTGGACTTACTACTAGCAAAGATACTAGAATGTTTACAGCTAGGGCTGATGATGGTACTTATCGTATGGTTATATGCAATGGTGCTGATAATGTACATTCTATGACTACTGGCGAGGCAATTACAGATGAGGGCACTGGTGCTGATGACCCACCTACGGACAGTCCTTGGGGTGAGTGGCACGACAATAGAGCTTTCTTCATAGATGCTAATGGTGATATAAGGTTTAGCAACATACTGGACTTTCAGACTTGTACTTCAACTGATATATTTAGAGCTAAGAAACCAGCCGTTTGCCTGAAGTCATTTAAGGAAAAACAGCTTATAATATATAATGAGAGTGGTATCGAGATACTGAACACTTCTGGTAGTACACCACTTAGTGATTGGGCAAAGACAGTCCTTAGCGATGGTATACAATTCAACTCACCTAAGACAGTTGTTAATACTGGCGATGACCAGATATTCCTAGCCAAAGATGGTGTTAGGATACTAAGCAGAACTGAGTTTGATAAGATTCAAGCTGGAGTAGTTTCTGGGCCAGTAAGAGATGTTATAGATACAATAAACATTGACCAAATACATAAGGCTTGTGCATGGCTTATAAATAACAAGTATGTACTTGCGATACCGACTGGAACTGCTACT